GCCCCTGGAGGTACTTTTCCAACTGTCTCCATAGGGTTTTGTTCTCCAGCAGGGGTTGTATTATTTTGATTTCCATTTACCATTCCCATTATTTGTGCATAGATAGCTGCTTTCTCTGGATCATTAATTAGTTGATCTGGATCGATATCTAATGCTTTTGCTATTTCTTTTAAACATGTATGCCATCTAACAAAAGGTGCTAATGCTGGATTAGCAGCTGTTTGCATAAATGTCATAAGTCTTTGTGATCTTACTTCTTTCTGCATTAGTGAAGATGTGCCCCTTGCTTTTATCTCAAGATCACCTTTGATAATAGGAATATCTGCATTGAATTGCATGTTCCAATGAAACAAGTTTTCACCTAAGGGTTTTAATAAATAATCATCTACGTTCTTAATTACAGTTTTAATACTTAGTGCTGCAGCACCCATCAACATTGACATACCTGCCGCAGTTCTAGTAGTAGACTGCACACCTGTTGTACCATGTGAATATGATGGTATACCAGTTGCCTCATCTGCTAACTGTCTAAATCTATCAAACATCAT